CGTACAGGCAAAGCCTGTGGCCGCAAAGAGGGCGAGAAGCGGGGAACCCCGTACTGTAGACCAACCAAGCGTGTCTCCAGTAAAACGCCTAAGACCTCTGGTGAAATGACAGCGGCAGAAAAGAAGTCCCGAGTAGCGCAGAAAAAGCGCTTAGGGCAACCGGCAGGAAAACCCAAACGGGTTAAGCCTTTGAAAAGGAAGAAATAATGGCAACTTCTGGCACTACAGCGTTTAACCTAGACTTCACCGAGATTGCGGAAGAAGCGTGGGAACGTGCCGGTAGGGAAATGCGATCTGGATACGACCTGCGCACAGCGCGGCGATCTATGAACCTGCTTACTATTGAGTGGCAGAATCGCGGCATTAACATGTGGACTATCGAGGAGGGTACATTAAACCTTGCTCAAGGCACTGCCACATACGACCTGCCAGCCGACACTATAGACTTACTAGAGCACGTAGTGCGCACAGGGGACGGGAATATAACTACCCAGTCTGACCTGAACATCACGCGTATCAGCGTCTCTACCTACTCCAGTATTCCTAACAAGCTCTCACAGGGTCGCCCAATACAGCTTTATGTAGATCGTGGGCAAGTTAATCCTTCGGTAACTGTATGGCCTGTGCCGGATCAGGGGACGTTAGCGTCGCCCTATTATGTTTTGAAGTACTGGCGCATGCGCCGTATTGAGGACGCGGGTAGCGGTGTTCAGACCGCAGATATTAACTTCCGTTTCCTCCCCTGCCTTGTTGCAGGGCTTGCGTATTATATAGCGCAGAAAGACCCAGATTTAATGCCCCGTATTCCCATGTTACAGACAGAGTACGAGCGACAGTTTGAGCTAGCGGCAGGTGAGGATAGGGAAAAGGCGGCGCTTAGTTTAGTGCCCCGTATTTATGGCGTGAGGTAGGCATGAGCTACAAGTATGCGTCAGGCCAAAAAGCGATTGCCATCTGTGATGTTTGCGGGTTTCAGTATAAACTTAGGGAACTCAAAGAGTTAGTCATCAAGGGCAATAGGACCAACATCAAGGCATGCCCCGAGTGTTGGAACCCAGACCAACCCCAGAACAGACTAGGGGAATTCCCAGTAGAAGACCCACAGGCGCTACGGGACCCCAGACCAGATTCAGCGGAATTGGTAGCTAGTAGGGATATTCAATGGGGATGGGACCCAGTAGGACTAAACGATCCTTTTGGACTTACGCCAGACAATTTGGAAGGAAGAGGCGCCGTAGGGACCGTAACAGTAACTACGAGCTAGGAGACAGAAATGAAAATGAAGTCACGATCAAACGTAAAAGCTCCGAAGGTAATTGAGTTTCCTAACGAGCCAGTAAAGTACAGCGTCGCTGATTGCTGCAACCAACCGCCTAAAGATATGAAGACTAGCGGTGTTAAAGTTCGCGGTGTCGGTGCGGCAACCAAAGGTACTATGGCCCGAGGCCCAATGGCTTAAGGAGTAGCAGGTGAATTACACCGAGCTTAAAACCAATATTGAGGACATTTGCGAGCAGTCGTTTACCGATGACCAGCTAGCTATGTTCACGCAGCAGGCCGAGCAGAAGATATATAACACTGTTCAGATTCCTGCTTTGCGTCGTAACCAGACGGGCAACTTGACCTCTGGAAACAAGTACTTGGTGTATCCTACGGACTTCTTGTATCCGTTCTCTTTAGCGGTTATTGACGGTGATGGGAACTATTCCTACTTGCTGAACAAAGACGTTAACTTCATACGAGAAGCGTATCCCGGCCCAACGGATACTGGCGCACCCAAACATTACGGCGTTTTTGACGATACAGCGTTTATCATAGGCCCAACACCGGACGCTAGCTACCAAGTGGAGCTGCATTACGGATACTACCCCGAGTCTATTGTCACTGCCGGTACTACATGGTTAGGCGATGAGTTTGATTCTGCGTTACTCAACGGCGCTTTGGTTGAGGCCATTCGCTTTATCAAGGGTGAGCCGGATATGGTGGCTCTGTACCAGAAGATGTATATCGACGCTATGGCGTTATTAAAGAACCTAGGCGATGGCAAGATGCGGGAAGACATGTACCGCTCCGGTCAGGTCAGGATTGAACCGCGTTAATTTAAGAGGAAAGAGAAATGGCTATCACACAAGCTATGGTTACATCGTTCAAAGTTGGCGTGCTTGATGGCACTTTCGACTTTAGCAGCGGCACATCACAAGTATTTAAAATCGCTCTGTTTACTTCAGCAGCTACTCTGGATGCGACTACTACGGCATACAGCGCAACTAACGAAGTTTCAGGCACAGGTTATGTAGCTGGCGGAAATACACTGACTATTTCGCAGGTCCCAACGTCTACCGGCACTACAGCGTTCTTAGACTTTGCGGATACTACATGGTCTACAGCGACTATTACTGCTCGTGGCGCTTTGATTTACTTGGCTGATGGCGGCACTAACCCTGCTGTTGCAGTTCTGGACTTCGGTGCGGACAAGACCTCTACTGCGGGTGACTTCACTATTGTGTTCCCTGCCGCTGATGCGAGCAACGCGATTATCCGTATCGCCTAAGAGTAGGGTGCTATGACTGACGTTACGGTCCCACTCTCCGGTTGGGGATACAGCTCTTGGGGTACAGATTCGTGGGGCGAAGGTAATGCTCTGCCAATCGGTACTGGTGCTATAGGGACAGTAGGTGTTGTAGGTAATGCAGTTGTCACCCTTACGGGTGTTGAAGCTACTACGGCTCTAGGCACCGCCGTTGCTCAAGTAGATGCAAACGTCTTGGTTACTGGGCTTAGTGCTACAGGTGAGACGGGATACACGATCTGGGATGCCACGGTTTATCTAGGTGGTTGGGGGCGTGGAGTCTGGGGGCAAGCGGCTTGGGGTGAATCTCTAGGTCTTGCTGCTATAGGTGCAGTAGGTTCGGTCACTGTAGGCGAAGGTGTTGGTGTATTCCCTGTAGGGGTTGAAGCTACCACAGCCCTTGGCAATATTGCAGTTAATGGCGATGGAGCGATAGAAGCTCTCGGCAATGCAGCTACAGGCGAGATTGGAACCCCACTAGTAGAAGCTGACGCTATTGTTGCGGTTACAGGTGTTCAAGGTACAACGGCGCTAGGCACTGCTGGAGTACAAGGCAACGTAATTGTTAGTGTTACAGGTGTAGCCGCCACAGCCACAGCGGGCAATGTAGAGATAATTGGGGATTCCTCACTCGATGCTACAGGCTTAGAAGCCACCGCTACACTGGGCAATATCACGGTCCTGCTCCAACAGAATGTCAACGTAACAGGCGTTCAGGGCACTACAGCGTTAGGCGAAACCACTGAAACTGCGGACGCCATAGTAAATGTAACCGGACTGCAAGCCACAGGATTTACTAACAACGTACTGGTCTGGGGCGAAATTGTACCGAATCAGAATGCAGGCTGGGTAGACGTAGACGACAGTCAAACACCAAATTGGACGGATATAGCAGCATGAAAATAGTAAAAGATGCAGTACAACTGGGCGATGCAATAGACCCCAAGCATGAAGTTGAAGTGGTATGCGCACATTGCGGATACGATCTTAATGAGGCTGAATTAGCCGCAGACACTTGCTCTGATTGCGGGCAAGCCCTAAACTTACGTCAGAATACAAAGATTTACGCGACAAGCGTGCCGCCCGCTGGTGGCAGTACGTTAGTGTAGATACTGGAGAAACCAAATGGCTACTTATGTAAACAACCTCCGGCTCAAAGAAATCACCACTGGTGATGAGGACGGTACTTGGGGCACCAGTACTAACACTAACCTTGAGCTGATTACAGACGGTTTTAGCTACGGCACGAAGGAAATGGCGGCAGACGCCAACGAAACCTTCACCATGCCTGACGCTACAGCAGATGCCACGCGCTCTCTGTACCTGAAATTTACTTCGGCAGTATCGCTAACCGCAACTCGTGAAATTACGCTTGGGCCAAACACGGTATCTAAGACGTGGATCATTGAGAACGCTACTACCGGCGGTCAAACTATTACGATCAAGCAGGGTTCAGGTGCTACGGTTGATGTAGCCAACGGCTCTAAAGTTATGGTCGTCACAGACGGTGCGGGCGCGGGTGCAGCAGTACTTAATGCTAACCCTACTGAAGTTGGTGGTACGGTAACAAGCGTTGATGTCTCTGGTGGTACTACAGGGCTTACAACTTCAGGCGGACCGGTTACTAGTTCAGGTACTATTACTCTTGCAGGCACTCTTGCTGTAGCTAACGGCGGTACAGGCGTAACTTCATCTACCGGTACTGGCTCGGTTGTTCTGTCTACTAACCCAACTTTTGCGGGGCTTACGACTACTGCGGATATGAACTTTGGGGATAGCGACAAAGCTGTTTTTGGGGCTGGGTCTGACCTACAGATTTATCATGATGGAACGCATAGTTATGTAGAAGACACTGCTACTGGAAGTTTAATTCTTAAAGGTGCAGATGTTGTTATAAAAGACAGCAGTAATAACGATATTGCAAAATTTTTTGATGGGGGTGCAGCACAGCTTCGGTACGCAGGAGGAATAAAACTCGCCACAACCGCTACAGGCATAGATGTCACAGGCACCGCAGCGGCTACTGATTTTTCTGGATCAGGAGCGTCTCTAACATCGCTTAATGCTGGAAATATCTCCTCTGGTACTCTTGCTGTCGCTAGGGGCGGTACAGGGGTTACTTCGTCCACAGGAAGTGGAAGTGTTGTTTTAAGCACTAGCCCCACCCTAGTTACTCCGGTTCTAGGTACTCCTACATCAGGCAACCTTAGCAACTGTACGGCAGATGGTACTAGCAGTGTTGGCTATAGAGACGTACCCGCAGTAGGCACTAAAACAACCTCATACACTCTACAAACCGCCGATGTTGGGAAATATGTTCAAGTGGGTTCTGGCGGTAGTATTACTATACCAGATGCAACTTTTTCCGAAGGTGATGTAGTAAGCATTTTTAATAACACCACCGGTAGCGTTACTATTACTTGCTCCATTACTACTTGCTACAAAGCAGGGACGGACACAGATATTTCTAGTGCTAGTTTGGACACCCGAGGGGTAGCTACGGTGTTGTTTATAAGTGGTACAGTGGCTGTTATTACTGGTAATTTAGCGTAGGTATAAAGTATGTCTGGGATCACTTTAATGGTACTAGGTAGTGGCGGCGCCCTTCCCCTACCTGTGAATTCCGTTGCCCCCGTAGTGTCTGGTACGGCGCAAAGCGGGCAAACATTATCTTCTACTACAGGAACTTGGGTAGGGGTGGTGGATAGCTACAGCTATCAATGGCAACGTGGTGCAGGGGCTTCCTATTCAAACATAAGCGGCGCAACCAGTTCAACATATACGGTTACTAGCGGCGACGCGGGTTATCTTCTCCGGTGTCAAGTTAGGGCTACTAATGTCGCAGGAACTTCAGACCCGGCAAATAGTAACGCTACTGCTCTAGTGCCCGGACAAGTTGTACTTAACGGTACCGGCGGGACCCAAAACTGGGTAGTACCCCCTGCGGTAAGCAGCGTCTCGGTAATGGTAGTAGGAAGGGGTGGTTACACATACAGTATTGGTAATAATGTAACACCGGGAATAGGTGGCGGCGGTGCGGCTACTGTATATGCAAACAGTGTGTCTGTAACACCCGGCAGTACCACGACTGTTAACTTTGCTTATAATGGTCCTAGGGGATATGACTTCCGAGGAACTTATTTTAACGGTATATTCGCCGAGGGGGGCAGCAAGGCCGGTTACAGTAGCACCGGTGGCTCTTCAACTTATTGTTCTGGCGGTACAGCTAATAGTGGAGGTAACGGAGGCTCTAATGGAACTGGTGCGGGTGCGGGAGCTGGGGGTTATAGCGGTAGTGGCGGTAATGGTGGTGGTCAAAACACAGCGGGGTCTAGTGGTTCTGGCGGCGCAGGCGGCGGTGCGGGAGGTTCATCACCCTACGCTACTCGCACAGGTGCAGGTGGCGGCGGTGTAGGTTTATTAGGTGCGGGGTCTAGTGGTTCTGGCGGCGCGGCGTACCAGCCCGGAGGCGGCGGTTCTGGTGGTGGTAACGGCGGCGCTTTATCCACATTTGTTGGTGGTGATGGCGGCGCTTATGGTGGTGGCGGTGGCGGAGGAGGAGCGGGTTACGACTATGACCCCTATCCCGGCGACGCAGGTTCAGGTGGTAATGGCGCAATACGGATAATGTGGGGTCCTAGCAGGTCTTACCCATCAACCAATACCGCAGATCAGTGAGATTAGATATGAAATTTTATACTAAAATTACGGACGGGGTAGCTTCAGGAGTGTACCAAGAAGACAACTTACGCCTATGTTTTCCAGAATTAGATTTGGCTGCTCCGGATTGTGTATATCAACCTTTAGATGCTTCTGCTACGACTACTAATACACGCGGGTTAGGTTGGTTTCAAATAGAAGAAGAGCCTTCAATACTTTTAGTCGATGGGGCATGGAAAGTAGTACGCTCTATCAGACCTATGACGGCAGAAGAAAAAGCAGCAAGACTGTTAGAACTTGAGCCATTTGTTATGGAAACCGTTTCCATAGAATTAGCGGTTTCCAGAGACGCCTTAGCGCAAGAAACAGACGAGGTTAGACAACAACAATGGCAAGATAGGATAACAAAATTAGAAAATTATGTGTTTGACCCAGACAATATTATTTTACCTCCTGCGCCTACCATAATAGAGGTTGTACGATGAGTATTGACAAATGGGGTGCTATAGGTAGCACATTGGCTATTGTGGATAATGTTCTTACCAAAATGCACCACTTAGAACCGCAAAACTCTACAACCACGCACGCGCATACTTACGACCATATAACTTTGTTGGCTTTAGGTACCGTTGAATTGTCTAGGGAAGAAGGGGGAGAAATAGTTACTAAAACTATACAGGCACCCGCGCTTATAGTTACAAAGGCTAATGTTAAACATAGCTTTAAAAACGTGTCAGACACTGACGTGTTGTTCGTTTGCATACATGCCATACGTAATGGTAGCGGCTTAGACGATGTTGCTCCCCAAGATATAAGTAATGAAGAAGCTAGAGATTTAATTTCTAAGTTTCCTTTGGTTGCTAATGAATAAAAAGCCAAAAATAATAGACAATTTTTTACCCCAAGCAGCATATCTTGAAATAAAACAAACGCTTATGGGGAATTCTTTCCCTTGGTACTATAACCAAAGTGTAGTACACGAGAAAGAAGATGCTATTAGCAATGAGTATCAGTTTACTCATATATTTTTAAAAGATTCGCTAATTACTAGTGATTTTTTTAACGCGTTAATACTTCCGTTTGTAAAAATTATAGACCCAATAGCGCTTATAAGAGTAAAAGCTAATCTAATAATGCGTAGTTCTGCACCGGTTACGCATGAGTGGCACACAGATATAGCTAATTTTGACGAAGGATATACAGCGGTTTATTACGTAAATACCAACAACGGAAAAACATTGTTTAAAACGAAAACGGCAGATTTGGAGGCGGAGGCTGAAACAACTAAAGTGACGTTGCTCAAAACAAAAACAATGGACTTGGAAGTTGAGTCGGTTGCAAATAGGCTTGTCGTGTTTCCTAGTTCGATGTTGCACGCGGGGGTAACAACTACCGATGCAAAATATAGAGCAGTTATAAACTTTAATTTTATCGGCGGTAATTTGTGAGCTTGGATGCGCTGAAAGAAGTTACTGACACTATCGGGCACATTTACGGTACCGACGATTTTCCAATATACGTGTACTCTCTTATAAAAATGCAAAAGTTAGAGACCTTAGTAGAGTATGGAACAGGGTTAGGAGCAACCGCGCTATGGTGCGGGCAGGCGCTAAAAGAAAATGGGCGTGGAAAATTATATACTGTAGATAACGGTTACGATTGGCCTGCCAATATTACTCGCCCCGAACTAGCGAGATACAAAGAACTTGAATATAAAGATTACATTACAGGCGCAATAGATAATTTTGGTTTAGCGCCTTATATTGATTTTCACAAAGAAATAATAGACGTAAATAAGAAGTATACGGACAAGGCTTTAGACCTAGTGTTTTCGGATTACAACCATACCCCCGATAACGTACTAAGGTCATTAACCGCTTTAATACCTAGGATGGCGGAAAATAGTTATATATTTATAGATGGTGCGTCGTGTTTTTTACCTACTTATTGGATGTTAAAAGAACTAATAAGTATGTTAAACGCGGGAAAAATACCTAAAGCAATGCAAGAGGAGTCTGAAAACACAGAAGCCCTTGTTGCTAAAATACGCACAAGCACTTTTTCTATTACGGATATAATAGAAGCTAAGGATAGGAAGCAAAACAATACTTTATGTTTGAGTATTAGACCTATAGATATATTCCCATATGATAGAAGTTTTATGACTACTTAAAACAAAATATCCATAATACGGCCAAAGTAGAGTATGACAAGTGACGCATCTATTTTTGTTATATGTTCTGGTCAACGGCCAGATACAGTCTTCGGACATGTATTTCTATGACATCAATAGATGCAATTTTTTTGCTACAGCTATTGTCAGGGGGAAAGTAGAACGGACCCTTAATTACGAACCCCGAGGCGTGGCCCTCGCTGCATATTGTTTGCCCCGTGTGGCAGACCCCGTAACAGTGAGGGCATACTGATGGACCCCGTAACGATAAGTGCCTGTATAGCAGGAGCGACAAGAGCGTACAACCTCGTTGCCAAGGCAGTAAATGCCGGACGTGAGATAGAGGATACAGCCCAGTACATAGGTAAGTTCTTTGATTCTAAGGAGAAAATCCTAGAGATAGAGAAAGAAAACCAGTACGGCCCTAAGTTTCTGAGAGGCTCGTCAGTAGAGGCTCAAGCCTTAGAAATACAGATGGCCAAGCACAAGACCCAGCATATGGAAGCTCAACTTAGGGAAATCATCGTGTTGTACGGGCCGGGCGAAGCTTTCTATAACGAGATGATGAAGACACGGCGCACCATACGCGCACAACGCCTCGCTGCTGCTGAAGCACGGGCTAAGCAAAAACGGTTAATTATAGACGGTACTCTGATTCTCCTAATGACTGGGGCGACTATGGGTGTAATATTCTGGATGGTAAGTCTGGTGACCAATTAGATAGGTGAAGATATGCCACGCGCAATAGCTAAGAAACCTGTAGCAGCAAAGAGGAAAGCCGCAGTGTCCGATACTACTCCTAAGCGGTTAGACCGTATTGAAGAAAAGCTAGAGGAGTCCAGACTTAATCTAGCGCGTGTGGATGAGAAAATTACTACGATATTCAACCGCCAAGGCAGCATCGAGACTGATGTTAAATCGCTTACTGAGAAGATAGGTAACGGTTTTGTAGAAAAGATTTTCTGGGTTGTGCTTGCTTCGGCTGTAGGCTTTCTTGCTGCTCACGCAGGTGGTGTATGAAACTCGACCCCGTACTGCTTAACATGGCCTGCTCGTGGTCAATAAAGGCATACAACGACAAGAACAAAGATGCGATCAAGATCGAGTCTGCCCTGACCTCTACTACAGCCTACGTAGTTAAGCGCAAGACCATAGACATCATAGTATTCCGTGGTACGCAGCAGGTAGGTGACTGGGCTTTTAACTTGCTCCCTGTGCCCGTACCGTACGTTGGTCGGCTTTGCCATGGCGGGTTTGTGGCTGCTCACGCATCGGTATGGGACGAAATTGAAGAGCATATAGACTATAATAAGCGCACCCTAATTTGCGGGCATAGTCTGGGTGGGGCACTAGCAGAGCTGTCTGCTGCCAAGTTAAACGGCAAACACGACAATCTGAGCCTGATTACTTTTGGTAAACCCAATACGTTTTTTAAGGGTTTCAAGAAACCTTTTACGCTCGACAACCAGATTTCCGTCGTTAACGGCAGTGACTCAGTAGCTAGGGTGCCCCGCTTGTGCTACGGGCCTAGTAAGTCGCAGGATATGTTATATTTCTCAAACGGTGGTGTGGATTACATCAACCCATCTAAATACCTCCGAAAGAAAGACCGAGGCGTGAAAGACCGAATTGCAGACCACTTTATGGACGGGTACAAAGCCCGACTCGATAAATTCTTAGAGGACCAGAAAAATGGCAAGACTGGCGTTGATATTTAGCATTGCTTTACTGATGGCTTCCTGCACTACCGTTGAGCAGGTTATTGAAAACAAAGAAGTTTATTGTTCTGGCATGTACAAAGGTGTCCGAGCGGTAGGCCGCAGTGCGTTGAGCCTTACTACGGGTGTTATTGTCCCCGATGTATGCGATAGCATTGACGAGATTGTAGAAGAGGAAAACGCCGAAGACGGCGTAACCAAAAGCGCTGAATAACCTGTACACGTTATCCAAAATATTACTGGTGCTAAAGCAGCTATGACCGAAAGACTACTTGAAATGCTTAAGCGCCATGAGGGTGTGCAATCCCATATATACCGGTGTAGTGCCGGTTTTTGGACTTTAGGCGCAGGACGAAATGTAGACCCCAACGGCGGTATTGGGCTATCTGACGATGAAGTAGATTACCTGCTAGAGAACGACATTGAGCGTGTAATCAAAGAGCTAAGTACTGAATATCCTTGGTTTAATAGCCTTGATGATGTACGAAAAGATGCTATGATTGACATTAGCTTTAACCTTGGTGCCACTAGACTTCGTGGTTTCAAGCGCGCATTGGCAGCTATGGAAGTTGCCGACTACAAATTGGCCGCAAAAGAATTCCTAGATTCCAAGTGGAGTCGGGACGTGAAAGGCCGTAGCCATGAACTCGCAAGCATGATCGAGACTGGTGAATACCTATTATGAGGTTTGTAAATGCCGCTTCAGAAACTACAGTTCAAGCCCGGGGTTGACCGCGAGAATACCCGCTACGCAGCCGAAGGCAGTTGGTATGAGACCAACAAAGTGCGTTTCAGACGGGGTATGCCTCAGAAGATCGGTGGATGGGTGCGCCTGTCTAACCAGACTTTCCTTGGCATCTGCCGGTCTATGCTCAACTGGGTTACTCTCCAAGGGCAAAACCTTGTCACAGTAGGCACTAACCTCAAGTACTACATCGAGCGTGGTGGGGCTTACTATGACATTACCCCTATCCGTTCCACAGTAACTCTTACTGACCCTTTCGATACAACTGACGGCTCTGCCGTTGTTTTGGTTACTGATGTTGCCCATGGTGCGCTTGAAGGCGACTTTGTGACGTTTAGCGGGGCTACTGCGGTTGGCGGTCTGACTCTAAATAACGAGTACCAGATAAGCTTTATCGACGAAGATTCCTATACTATTACTGCCGAGACTACGGCTTCCTCTACCGCTACAGGCGGTGGCACTGTTACTGCGGCATACCAAGTCAACACAGGTAACGAGATTGCTGTGCCATTTACTGGTTGGTCTGCGGGCACTTGGGGTTCTGGCACATGGGGTTTTGGCGGTACTACTGATGCGCCTATTCGTCTGTGGAGCCAAGCTAACTTCGGTGAGGACCTGTTCTTTACTTACCGTGGCGGAGCGCCTTTCTATTGGGATGCTAGCAACGGGGTAACTACTCGCGCAGTGTACGTATCTTCTCTTGGCGGTGCGTCAGACGTTCCTGTCATAGTTAACAAAACATTCGTGTCAGACATCTTCCGGTTTGCGTTCTGCTTTGGTGCGAACGATCTGGGTACTAGCACGCTTGACCCTATGCTTATTCGTTGGTCTGACCAAGAAGATGTAGTTAACTGGACGCCCGCCGCTACTAACCAAGCAGGCAGTCTGCGCCTCTCCCGAGGTAGTGAGATCATTACCGCATTACAAGCCCGTCAGGAAATTCTGGTTTGGACTGATACGGCCCTGTATGGCATGCAGTACTTAGGTGCTCCAGAGGTTTGGGGTGCACAGTTACTTGGTGACAACATTACAATAGCCAGTATCAATGCAGCAGTATATTCCGGCAACATTGCGTATTGGATGGGTACAGATAAGTTCTATCTCTACGACGGTACGGTTCAAACACTGCCTTGTTCAGTTCGCAGCTATGTGTTCAACGACTTTAATACGTCTCAGTATGCCCAAGTTGTTGCAGGTACTAACGAGCGGTTCGATGAGATTTGGTGGTTCTACTGCTCTGCTGAGTCTACCCAGAATGACCGCTACGTGGTCTATAACTACATGCAGAACATTTGGTACTACGGCACTCTATCGCGCAGTGCTTGGATCGACGCTGACTTACGGGATAACCCCATGGCGGCTACGTACAGCAACAACTTGGTTACTCACGAAGTGGGCTACGACTGCCAAGAAACTGCTACGCCCTTCCCGATTACAGCTACGCTAGTATCCTCTGAGTTTGACCTGGATGATGGCGATAAGTTTATGTTTGTTAAGAGAATGTTACCGGACGTAACGTTTGAGGGTTCTACGGCTGACAATCCTGCGGCTACTATGACTTTATCTCCTATGGAAAACTCTGGTTCTGGGTACAACAACCCTCTATCAGAAGGCGGTAATAGCAGCGCTACGGTAACTCGTTCGGCTACAGTGCCTATTGAGCAGTTTACAGGGCAGGTATTTGTGCGGGTACGTGGTAGGCAGATGGCGTTTAAGATTGAGTCCACTGAGCTGGGTGTGGCTTGGAAGCTAGGTATACCACGGTTGGATATGCGGCCTGATGGCAGGAGAGGCTAGTGGCTGAAAGACTGGTACAAAAGGTCCAAACGCCTGCGCTCCCCATACCTAGACCCGGGCCGCTTAAACATTATTTGGATGACCTGAATAACATCTTGCGCTTGTTTTTTAACTTGCTGGCGAACGCGGTTAACAACGTATTTGGAGAGCTAGGGGGCCGGTTTATTGACGTGCCCAATGCGTTATACTTCTCCACGGTAGATCAACCCATAGCGGTAGTAGATACCCCGCAGGTCGTTACGTTTAACCAAACATACTTAGAAAGCGGGTTTACGATTAACGGTGCTAGCAATAGCCAGATAACTGCCACATACGGTGGAGTTTACAACTTTCAGTTTATTGGGCAAGTATCTAGCGGCTCGGCCTCTGCTAAAGAGATATACCTGTGGATTTCGAGAGACGGCACTGATTTGGGGTATACAGCACGAAAATTTGTGTTAGCGGGTTCTGGCGATATAGACGAAGTAATTTGGAACTTTAACTTGGATTTGGCAGCGGGTGAGTACGTAGAGATGAAGTGGGTGACTGACGATATAGATGTCACTATGAAAACTGTACCTCCTGCTGTATCTCCAGCAACCCCACATCCGGGCGTAACATCTGCTGTAGTAACAATTAACTTTATTTCGGCGCTACCTGAAACGCGCCCAACACCTCCGTAGGTTAGTATGGGTACTAAAATAAAAAAGTTTGATGGCGGCGGTCCAGTTGGGGACCAAGGCATAAATAACAACATGGTTACCCTGCCAGACGGGTCTATGGTGACCCTGCAATACGCTCTATGGCTACTAAGCAACGATACCACTGGCAAATATAGTGGCGACGGTATTTTTGGGGATAACACAAAGGGCGCTCGCTATTACGGCGACACCACTGCTCCCACCTCTGCGCAAGAGATGTTTAATCAAACATACGCAGAAGCAATGGCTAATGAAGCCTTGGCTGAGATATTTGAAACTGGGGCAGACATTCGCGGTCCGTCTATGACTAAAGAGGACATGTTAGCTTCTTTAGGTACCATAGATGTAACTGATGGCGTTAGCCAAGAAGAAATTGACGCGGCTGTTGCTTTTCTTAATACTGGCTCAGTAACTGTAGAAGACGTAGCTGCAAGTGTTGGGCTACCCGCTAATGTTGTAAGTGCATTTATTGATGAGGCGAATAAATCTGCCGACGACGTTGGCGAAGTTTGGGTAGATGAAGACGGGAATATATGGGGTGGCGGCGCCGAGTATCTCGGCATACTAAAAGCATTTCCTAGCGCTGTAGACCCTAAATTCCAGAAAGACGTTACCCAAACCTCAAGTGGCGGTGCTGCTGCTAGTTCTGATGCTGCTAGTTCTGATGCTGCTAGTTCTGATGCTGCTAGTTCTGATGCTGCTAGTTCTGATGCTGCTAGTTCTGATGCCGCTAGTTCTGATGCTGCTAGTTCTGATGCTGCTAGTTCTGATGCTGCTAGTTCTGATGCTGCTAGTTCTGATGCTGCTAGTTCCGCTGCTAGTTCTGATGCTGCTAGTTCTGACTCTGCCGCTCAAGCTGCTACTGATGCCGCCGCCGCTGCTAGTGTTACAGGTGGGGAGTCTATTACTTGGGACGATCTTTTCGGCTACTTAATGGATACACCGCGCGAGCTTACAGACGAAGAAATAGCCGCTAATCAAGCTGCTGCTGCTGAACAAAAAGCGCTTGAAGATAAGCAAGGAGATTTCGTAGCACGGCAAATATACGAAGCGGCAACCGCCGAAACTGACCCTGCATTAAAAGCAGCCCTAATAAGAGAATATTACCAGTACCGAAACTTGCCTATACCTGCCGAGGCTGCCACAGAGATAGCAGAGTTAGAAGCTGAAGCCGCCGCTGCTGAAGCCGCCAATAACCAAGGCTCTGGAAACAGGCAAGACAACGAAGAGGGGTACCAAGACTTTGACGGAGTATATACCACCGACACTTCCGGGCTTAGCGACGATGCTGAAAACGTTACTTTAACTCCGGGTCAAGACATTACAATTATTGATACTGGCAACGGGACACCTGCGGTAGACGGCGATACTAAAATACTAACTAAAGAAGAAAAAGACGCTGCGTTTAACGAAGTACTAGCGGGAGTAAATGAAAATACAGCTATTGCAGACGTTATAGCAGCCGCTGTTGAAATATACGGGGATACCGCAGACGCCGTTGTAGCAGTAGCCAACGCTGCTAACAGTGCAGGTGTATCAGCCGAAGACCTAGCAAACGCTACAGGTACTTCTATAGAAGATATTAATAAAGCAGCAGAAGAAGCTAACGTAGCTATTACAAACCAAGAAACTGCCGCTGATAAGGCCGCTGCCGATAAAGCCGCTGCCGATAAAGCCGCTGCCGATAAAGCCGCCGCTGATAAGGCCGATGCTGAGAAAGTTGCTGCTGCCGCCAAAGCTACTGCCGATGCCGCCGCTGCCGATAAAGCCGCTGCCGATAAAGCCGCCGCTGATAAAGCCGCCGCAGACAAAGCCGCTGCCGATAAAGCCGCCGCTGATAAAGCCGCTGCCGATAAAGCCGCTGCCGATGGTGATGGTGATGGTGATGGT